TGAAAATAATGAAAATAATGAAGATAACTGTGACGGAAGTGTATTAGATACTTTAATAGATCCAGAGCTACAAATAAATGGTGAAAATACTATTAATACTCTTAATTTCTTAGAAAGATCTTTATATCTTTGTGATGAAATAAAACTAGAACATGCAATTGCATTCGCTGACGCAATTCGATTCTGGAATAAAGTAGATGAATTAGACGAAATTCCAATTGAAGATAGAATTCCAATAAAAATTTATATTGATTCTCCAGGAGGAGATTTAGATGCAACATTTAGTATTATAGATTCTATTGCTTTATCTAAAACTCCAATATGGACTATAACAATTGGCTGCGGTTGTAGCGGAGCATTTTTTATTGGAATATCTGGACACAGACGTTTTGGTTATCCACATTCTTCTTATTTATTTCATGAGGGTTCAACTCAAAGCGGTGGAGATGCACATAAATATCTTCAAGGAGTAAAATTTTATGAAAAAAATTATCTATGCTAAGAAAAATTACTTTAAAATATACTAAGCTTACTGAAGAAGACTATAAAAAACATTGGAAAGATGATTTATGGTTAACAGCAGAAGAGGCTTTAAGATATGGAGTTATTGATGAAATTTCTAATCAAATAATCTGAAAGGAGGATAAATATATATGACTGAAAACATAAAAGATTTATTAACAAGTATTCCCGGAACAGGAGATGTAATGTCTCAATTTATAACAATTCTAGAATTGCCAGATACACAATTCAATTCTATCTATTATACAGCAAAAAATGAAATTTTTAAAGCTTTTAATTCAAATGCAGTTAGAAAGGATATATTAAATCAGCTAGAAACAACGCCAATAGAGAATTTAGATGCTGAATTGGCTGGACTGCAAGAAATTATTAATGAAATAAATCAAGATTCATCTCTTTCTGATAATAAGAAAGATTTATTAATTACAACTCTTGAACAGTCTGAAAAATTAATTAAATCAATAATAAAAATACCAAGAGAATTAATTCCAGTAAAAATTCAAAGAATTAATGAAAATGCAATTTTACCTAAATATGCACACGATGTAGATGCCGGCGCGGACATTTATGCGATTGAAGATGTAACACTCAAGCCGCATGAAACAAAAATCATCCCCACTGGATTAAAAGTTTCTATTCCACAAGGATATATGATTCAAATTTATTCTCGTAGTGGCCTTGCCGCAAAAACCACTCTTAGAATCGCAAATAGTGTAGGTATAATTGATAGTTCTTACAACGAAGAAATTGGTGTTATTATAGAAAATAATGGTAATCTTTCAACAACAATTCATAAAGGAGATCGAATTGCTCAGATGCTTATTGCTCCGACTCCAATGATAAATTGGATAGAAGTTGATGAAATTACAAATAGCGGACGTGGCGGATTTGGAAGCACCGGTAAATAAATATAAATGGCAAAATTATACAGAAGAAGAATTAAAATCCTTAGCAATTAATTCTTCTTCTTTAAAAATTTTTTGTGAGAAGTTAGGGTATACAGCATATCGCTCTATAATAAAAAAACAAATCATAAAAGAATATCCAGACTTAGAACAAATTTTTACTTATTTATCTCACGGTGGCGAAGATTTAAATTCATTAACTTTTAATTCTTTAAGGGTCCTATCTTTTAATCCTGACGCAACAAAACAACAAGGACATAGATGTTGGAATTGCGAATGCAAATGTGGCAGAAAAATAATTGTTAGAGGGACTCGTCTAAAAAATGGAGAGGTAAAAAGTTGTTTAAATTGTGCGAACAGAGAAGATTTATCTGGTAAACGTTTTGGTAAATTAATTCTTCTTGAAATAGATGAACAAAAGACGAGTGAACAATCAGATCGAAGATCGGTTTGGAAATGTCTATGCGATTGTGGCAATCTTTATTTTACAACTGCTCACTCTTTAAAAGAAAATCATTTATTATCTTGTGGTTGCGATTCTATGTCAAAGGGAGAACAACTTTTAGAAAAAATTTTCAGAGACAATCAAATAAAATACAGACGTCAATATTCTTTTACAGATTTAAAGAAAATTAGATTGCTAAAATTTGATTTCGCAATTTTTGATAATAAAGACACATTAAAATATACAATTGAATATCAGGGGCAGCAACATTATGAACCAGTAAAATATTTTGGCGGGAAAGATAGTTTTGTAAAACAGCAAGAGTATGATGAAGAAAAACGAAAATACTGTAAAGAAAACAATATTCAATTAATTGAAATACCTTATTGGGATTTTGCTAAAATAAACTTAGATTATCTCAAAGAAAAAATGGGGGATTTATTATGGCAAGATTAAAAATTGAAGATATAAAACAAGAGGTAGAGTCTTTTGGTTGGATATTACTTACAGAAAATTATGTAAATCTAAAAACCGAAATGCACTTTAAGTGTCCTGAGGGACATAATAACTATTATTCCTTGGAAAAATGGAGGCGCGGCCATAAGTGTTTGACTTGTGAAAACAACCCATTAAAAAATGTGCCTATTTCTCCAGTGAAAAAGAATGGTTATAGAATACTTGCTCTTGATCAAGCAAGTGTTGTTAGTGGGTATGCAATTTTTGACAATGAAAAATTAATAACATATGGTAAATGGAGTTCTAATGGTACTCATAGTACTGAAAGAATTGCTCAGACAAAAGCTTGGATGTCCTGCATGATTGACAGATGGGGACCCGATTTGGTTGTTTTTGAAGATATTCAATTACAAAAAAATAAAAATACACCTAATGAAGAAGAGATGGTTTTAACTTTTAAAAAATTAGCCGCTCTACAAGGAGTATTAAAAAATTATTGTTTTGAATCTGGTGTGATTTATAAAATAGTATCTCCATCAACATGGCGCGCCCATAGTGAAATTAAGGGAAAACAAAGAACTGATAAGAAAAAAAATGCACAATTAAAAGTTAAAAAAATATACGATATAAGTATTACACAAGATGAAGCAGATGCAATTCTTATTGGTGCCTGGGCGGCATATGAACACAATCAATCCCAAATAATAATGTTTGAATAAAAAAAGGAGTAGTTTTTAACTACTCCTTTTATTTTACTTTATAAACACACCATATGTATCTATCAGAACAATCAAATGTATCATATAATATTCCGTCAATTACACAAGTAATATGCCCAGACTTAGATAAAAAAATAACAAGACGAAAAAATTCTACTTTCTACACAAAAAGTAAATATCATCTTGTTACAAAATTTGTTTAAATTATATAAAATTATTCTTTTATAAAAGGAATAAAAGCTTCTGTTTTTTCCCAGTCTAAATCTAATTCTTCAAGTTCATCTAATGAAAAATAATAATCTGGTAATTGAATCGTTGCTCTATAAAAATCATTTAACTCTTGCTGTAAATTAACAATCTGTTCCGTAATTATTTTTATTCCACCATCTTTAATGATTGGTTCTTTATTATCATCTAATTCAGCATATTTTAAACTTAAATCATCTAATAAAATATTAGTCATTTCAAATTCTTCTTTTATAATATTTTCAAGTTTTAATATTTTATATTTTAAATTAATGTTACACTTTAGATTTTTTAGCTTTATATCATGAATTAGTTTTCCTATTTTTAATAATTGCTCTCGTGTTACAATCAATATGTTCTACCTCCACAATTTGCATCTCCATACCAATGATTACTTTTCCCGTTGGTTCTTTGATATAAATTCCCTTGAATATAAGGTCCATTACTATTAAAATAAAAAGCTTTTGCTATTTTAGAATTATATCCTTGCGCCCATCCATTACTAGTAGATAAAGATATTTCTCCATTTAATAATTTAGTGGTAAAATTTAATAATTCTGGATTTATTTTCTCAACTGAATATCCACCACTATTAAATAGTGCTTTATTATTACTATATGTAGTAAATTGATTTGGTTGAGAAACTACTTTATACATTGTATCTATTCCATTCCAATATTTCATTCTATTATATGCAACTGCAACAGCTTCTTCCATGCCAATCAATCCAAGAACTTCAGCTTCTAACATTGCCATTGTACAAGCAATTCTAACATCATCAGAAGATGTTTGTTTGATAGTTACTGGAGCGCAACGGAACAAATAATCCGTTGCGCCGACAGGATTAGAATCTCTTAATGTTATACCTGATAAAGCTACTTCTGAATATGGAATTTGAGCCCCACGATTATCATAATATCCTCTTCTAATTTGTATATGAAGATGCGCACCAGTAGAGTGACCAGTGTTTCCAATGTATCCTAGAAATTGTCCTTTTTTTACGATACTATTTTCTCTTACCTGTGAATTGTTTGGATATAAGTGCATATATGTGACATAATCTCCATTAAGAGCACAGTTACTTGTTATTTTAAATGCTATACAGTTACCCATTCCTCCATTGATATTTGCTCCATTTTGTGTCTCTGTCCAAACAGATCTAACAACAGTCCCATCGGCAATTGCATATACTGGAATAATTCCTTCTCTTCCCCCAGATGGTATATCTATAGAATCTTTACCATCATGACTATGTTTACCTGGAGGATATGTTGGGCCAGAACAAGAAGTATCTTGAACTGGATAAAAATATTCAAATA